TACGAATCAAAGATTCAGAAATATAGCCCCACCACCGCCGCCACGCCCGCGCCCTCGCCCGCGCCCTCGCCCGCGCCCACGCCCTCGCCCGCGCCCGCGCCCGCGCCCTCGCCCGCCTCCGCCGCCGCCGCCTCCGCCGCCTCCACCTTCAATTCTTAATTGTTCTAATCAGAATGGTTTAATATGCATTAAATGTAATGATGGATATAAATTGGTTGATAATAAATGTAAGGTTAAAGATATAACACATTGTGGTGATCAAGGCAATCCAAAAGGTCCCAAATGTTTTTCTTGTGCAGCAGGATATCAATTATCACCCAATCAAAGAAATTGTTCTTTGAAACCAATTGAAGAATGTAAAACACAAGATGGTATAACATGCAAAGAATGTAATTTGGGTTATCATTATGATAAACCTCCACCCACTCAAAATCGCTGTTTAATAACTCCAATTAAATATTGTGTTGATCAAAGAAAAATATTTTGCCATAAATGTCAAACGAAATGGGAACCATCTCAGGACAAAAGAAAATGTAATGTAATTCCAACCATTAAATGGTGTCAAGTTCAAAGAGGGAATGTTTGTGAGACTTGTATAAAAGGTTATACTTTATCCGGCGGCGCTTGTAATAAAAATCCAAATCCTGAAAAAGCTGTTCCGGGTAAGACAGGAGATCGGGGGAAGATTGGACCTATGGGTCCCCGTGGACCACAGGGACATCAGGGACCGGAAGGAAGACCAGCAGGTATAGGAGACCTTGGTTGGCGAGGTCCAACTGGACCAAATGGTGATGTTGGTCCTGACGGACCTCGCGGAAATGTGGGATCTATTGGTGCTAGTGGGCATAAGGGAGCAATTGGTCAAAGAGGGGCTACAACAATAGTAGATCCATGGTCAAATAAAGCTATTGTAAAAAGTTTGAAAAGTATTTATAATAAAATACAAAATAAAAATGAAGAATATAAAACAAAAAAAAATCCTCCTATAAATTTAAATATAAAAATGGGACATATGGGTGATGGTGAAATACAAAGTATTTATCGTTCTTCTGAAACATTGGGAGAAAAAAATTTAAATCCTGCGAAAGATGGAAAAGAAAATTTGTCAATGTTAGAAGAATTTAATAATTATAATTATATATGATTAACAGAACTTTAGTAATTATTTTTCTATTTTTGTTATTATTATATATTATTAATGATTTAGATGATAAATATGAAATGGAAGGTTGTCATTGGGCACCAAGTACAGCCGAAGGAAGACGAAGAGGATGTAGACGAAGGACATCGCGAGGTCGTCGTTCAGCATTAGCTCGCCGTTCAGCATTAGCTCGCCGTTCAGCATTAGCTCGTAGTGTTCCTCGCCCTCCCCCGAGACCACCGCCTCCCCCACCACCCGCATTACCAAATGATCGTGCCGTTGGTTATAGATGGGCAAGATAACAACTTTAGTAATTTTATAAGGTATTATATATATATGATTAATATTTTTAATAAAAGTTTAGTAGGATTTTTAGCTTTATTATTTGTATTATGGATTATAAATGATTGGGATGATGTTTTTGAAAAGGAAGCGTGTGCAAATCGTGGTCGTATAGTTAGACGCGCTCCACGACCTCCCCCCCCTCCACCGGTATATTGTACAAATTTTAAATCAAAATGTCCATCTTCACCAAAACATGATCCAAATCCAAAGGGAGTGTGTTGTAGAAGTGGTCCCTGCAATTGCACACCAGCTCAATGTTGTAAAAAGAGATCCTGCAAATATTCAGGTTCAGGTGATAAGGGAGGTTATTCTTGTTTGTCTACGGATCAAACATGTGGAAAAAATGCTGGAAATTTACTTGGGGAAATTAAAATAAGTAAATCTGAAAAAACGGCAATGTTAGAATTAGCAAGAATATGCGATAAAAGTCCAACGTGCCAATATATAGAATATGATGGAGCAAATGCAAGATTATTAAAAGGAGGATCTTGTAGTAATTTAACTGATTTAACAGGTCGTGATATATGGGCAAGACCCAAACCTAGTTCGGGTGGTCGTGTTAAAGAAGGAACTTATCCTGAATTTTTAGAAAAAGCAACGAGTGGTGAAAGGGGGTCGGGATCAAAAGGAACCCTTTCAGCTGCAAAGAGTTCAAAGTTTAAAAATCCATATGCATATAATGCGAGTGAAGATTTGTGTCAAGGATATTGTGACGGTGAAAAAGCTTGTAAAGCGGTTCATTGGGAAGAACCTACGGATGGTAAAGTTTCAAGATGTTTTTTGAGGGGTGGACCGGTTGATCCTTCAAAATTTTCTGATGAGGGAGGTGGTGGTACAAAGGGTGCTAAGAAAAAGGAAGCATTTATTCAATTAAATCAAAACAATCAGAACAATCTTAAGAGGTTATTGAGTTGCAATTAATTTTATAATTATATATATATTATGAAATTAAATATCATTCTTTTAGCCATAGTAATAATGTTAATTATTTATTACTGGCGATTACAAGTAAATAAGAGAGGTATAGATGGATTTTCATTACAAAATCCTCAAACACCCTGTCCAAATGGAGGAGAAATTACGAGTGAAAATGAATGTCGGCAAACAAATGATGGAAAACGATGGGGTGGTGCGCGTCATTGGGGGTTCTCCTATCCAAAGGGATGTTGGCAATATAGAAATCAATGGAGATACTTTAATAAGAGTGGGACACCAACCACAAATCATTATTCTGCACGCAGATATGCGAAAAAAATATGTAAGGGCGGGGAAAAAACTTCTCAAAAAAAAATTCGTTTGGTAGGAGGAAATAAAAATGAGGGAAGATTGGAAATAAATCATAATGGAAAGTGGGGAACTGTTTGTGACGATGGTTTCGGAGATAAAGAAGCAAAGGTAGTATGCAGACAATTGGGGAAAAGAGATGGAAAAGCTATTTTAGGGACAAGACATAAGTATGGGAGAGGTAAAGGGCAAATATGGTTAGATGATGTTAGATGTAGTGGAGGTGAAACAGAGATATCAAAATGTTCTCATCGTGCTTGGGGATCTCATAATTGCGGTCATCATGAAGATGTTGGGATTGTTTGTGGTTCTCAGGTAGAACCCGCCGCAGGTTGTCCCGGTAATTGGTCGCAGGTAGGATCCACGGGGGCTGATATAGGAGGTTGTGGAATAGATTCTTGCAATGCAAGATATTCAAAAAAAAATATATCTGAATGTGCTTCTTGGTGTAAATCAGACAATAGATGTAAAGCTTTTACCTGGGCACCTTTAAATGGTGATAAAAATCATTCGGGAAAGCGGGTTTGTACCCGTTATTCAAGTGATCGTGCAACAAGAACTTGGAATGCTACAGATGGAACAAGAAAACAAACCATGTGTAAACAGAATATTCCTCGCGTTACACCTGAAGTTACAAATGATTTTTGGAAAGGAATTTCAGCTTGTGGTTGTGATTGGACAACAAAACATAGTGCAGCAAATTTTGATGGTTCACAATATAAAGCAGGAGATTATAGATGGTGTTGGGCACCTAACAGTACGAATCCATCTCATAAATATAATTGTGAAAATAAAACAAAACATTCAATGTGTAGATTAAATAGTAAGGGGCATTGTGTTACAAGATATCAAGTTCCAAAATCACCGAATCAAGGTGCTTCAAAAGCATTTACAAATAAAGTTTTAAGGGTAAAAGGTAGTGGGTTATGTTTAGAAGCAGATGGTGGACGGGGTGCTTCAATTAGACAAAAAATATGTACAGGTGGAAATAAACAACAATTTTCATATAATCCAAAAACATTAGAATTAAAAACAAAAGCGGGCGAATGTTTGGATGTAAGAGGGGGATCAAATAGGGCAGGAGCAAATATTATTACCTATCCTTGTAAAACTAGAGATAATCAATTTAATCAGAGATTTTATTCAGAAGGAGAATTTTTTAAACCAATGGGGTTTTACGCAAATACAGGAATATCTCCACGCGATCATAATAAAGGAATGTGTTTAACAAGTACAAGAGGAACATTACAACAAAATACATGTAAAAATGGATCTTTTCAACAATTTGAGATAACAGATGGTGAAAAAATAAGACTTTCTACAAATGAACCACATTCGGGATCTCCAATTAAGGATTTTGATGGACATTTAAAAATACAAAAATACAAGGGTTATTGGAACGATAAAATGGATTTTTTCAAAAAAGCACCAAAAATAGGATCTGTTAAAAAGGTGAAAGCTATTCATTTAACGGACGAGGGAGAAATGTATAGTTATAAAATATGGGGTGTTTTTTCACCACCAAAAACTGGAAAGCATTATTTTAAAACAAATTCAGATGATTCTTCAGTAATGTGGGTTGGAAAGGAAAAAGTTGTTGATAATTCAACACCACATGGTATGAGGGTTAGAACAGGTTCAATAGATTTGGTAAAAGGAAAACATTATCCGATTTTGATATATTTTGGAGAAAAAACAGGATATTCGGAATTACAATTTTATTGGTCATCCGGCGGTGGTTGGACAAAAAATCTTTCAAAGTTTTATACATCTCAAACATATAAAGATATTCCCTGCGCAGTCAATTTTAATGGTGAAACATATACCGTAAAAAGATGGACAAAAGTTCACGGAAATCGTGATGAGGATGTTGTTGTAACGGGTGGTGGTTTTGCAAATAGCGAGGGTGTTATTACAATTAAAGCTCAGGATGTTGAAAAAATAAAAGGATCTGCAAAAATACATATTTATCCAAAACAACCACCCGGAGGAAGTTTTTTTGCGGACCCAATTAAATGGAGAAATACAGATAACAATGGAACCCTATATTTATCAACAGGACAAGCAATTGTTCCATTAAGAATACACAATAAAAATCGGAAATGTTTTGAAAGGGTTTCAGCAGTTTATATTGGAACTGTTCTTCCCGAAGCTATTCAAAATTGTCGTGATCAAAGTATATTGGCAGGAAGATTTTGGTGTAAATCATGTAATAGTGGATATCAAAAATCTAAAGATGGTCAGAACTGTAATTTAATACCAATAGAAAATTGTAAAACACAGAAAACAGGTATATGTAAAGAATGTAATAACGGTTATGATTTGTCTGAAGATAGAAAAAGATGTATCAAAGAAGCTCCGGCACCGCCGATTTTACCCGCTCCCACCAATCCTCCACAAAATCTTCCCGGAATAAAAGGTAGAAAAGGACCTGTTGGAGAAGTAGGTATAGAAGGACCAAGAGGTCCTAGAGGTCCTAAGGGACGTGCAGCAAAAGCTTCAGAAGTAAAGGGTTTACCGGGTTTAAAAGGAGTTCAGGGGGTTGTGGGTCCAAAGGGAAGAAAAGGAGAAAAAGGATATACAGGATATGATGGTCGGCGCGGTTTAAGGGGTTATCAAGGACCGGAAACAATTTATGATCCTTGGGTGGATAATCGCGTTGTTAAACAATTAAGAAAGACAAGAGATAAATTATCGGACAAAAACAAGGAATTAGATTTAAAAATGAAAGGTAAGCAAAATGCTGTAAATATAAGGGTTCAAATGCCAAGAAATAAAAAAAAAGTTATTAAGAAAAGGATTTTATTAAAAGAAGAAGAAGAATCAGATAATTTATTAGAAGAATTTTCTATATATCCCCCCGGTAGATATAAAGGACCTGAAATTAAAATTTTAAATGCATTCAATAATGATAATTATTGTTAAAATGCGGCGTTAATACATAAAAGAGTTCATGTCGCGCAACTGAATTTATGAATTTATATATTTTATTAATATATATGAAGCAAAATACAATATTATTATTTTTATTTGGAGTTATTTTAATTTATTATTTATGTAAAGGTTGTCGCGAAGGAGTTAATAATTTAAAACAAATGGATGAGGAACCTAAGGAAGATGAGGAACCTGATGAGAAATCTGATGAGAAACTTGATGAGAAACTTGATGAGGAACCTAATGCGGAAGTCAAGGAGGGAGACAAACAAAAAAAGATAAATTTAGGACCTGAATTATTAAAAAAAATAAAAGAACTTGAAAATACAGTTACCAAACTGAAATTTCAAACAAAACGTGCAAGATTACAAGGACAAAATATTGTTGCGGTTGATAAATTAGATCTAGGAAAATTAAGCACAGATTTATTCAATTGGAATAAATTAAATAAAAAATCTAATGTGGATGTTAATTTGATTTTAGGTGATCATATAAAAAAATCTGCCAAAGAAACAACCGTTAAACATATAATACCTTCAGAAAAAAAACAAAAATCATGTGATCCAATAGCTGACGAGAAAGAACAAGAGCCACCGATTGAATATAAAGGATATCCTGTTTTTGACAAATCTGAATTCCCAAGAACTCAAAAGTTTGAATTACCAAAGGGGGCGAAGGGAGGTGCCCAAATAAATATTCCAATAGAAAAAAGTGATGTAAATACAAAAAAACCCAAACCATACAATACTGAAAGTTATGATCAAAATGCAGATACCGGAATAGAAAAATCCCATTAATTTTTAGTTTACGAAAACTTTATTTATATAAAATATATATATATGAAGTTAAATTTTATTCTTTTAGCCATAGTAATTGCCTTTATTATATGTTATTTCTTCTCTAAAAAAACAAATATTCAAGAAGGGCAAATATCAGCATCAATTGGTTCATCAGGCGGACTTTTAAATGGATATGAAGATGTTTTAATTGGTATAAGTGATGATTATAAATTATTTAGATTTGACAATGCAAATAAAGAATGGAAACAAATAAGAGGAAAAAGTTGTTGTGTGATAGATATGGGTTATTGGAATAATACCCTATTGGGTGTTGGTAGATACGATCATCGGTTATATAGATGGGAAAGATCGGGATTAAATGGTGGAATTTGGAAATTAGCAACAAATTTACCTATGGAATGGATGAATTCAATTGGTGTTTGGAAAAATAAACTTTTAAGTGCAAATTTACAATCTATTTTTAGATGGACCGGAGTTGCCGATGGAAAAAATTTAAAACCTTTTTCAAAAGATAATGGAAATAATCCAAAATGGAAATCGTTTACCACGAAACCTGGTGTTAAAAGTATAAAAGAATATAGAAATCAACTTTATATAGTAGATAAAAAGGGGAGATTAGAAATGTTGGTAGATCCCCGCATAGATAGTGCAGGTAAATTGCATGGAAAATGGAAAAGAATAGGTCAACCCACAGAGGGATTAATATCTATTTGTGAATGGAATGATAAATTAATGGGATTGGGAACAGATAATCGTTTGTATCAATGGAGTAATCAAAGACAAAATTGGTTTTCAAAATCTACAAAATTCAAATTATTAAGTATTCTTTCATTGACATATGATCAGTTTCAAACACAATTTAGGAAACCAGTCCCCACTTTTAATTGTGCCGATGGTTTTCAATTAGAACCGGGTGACAAGAAAAGATGTTATCGTGCTGAGGGAGAAGAATTAGATTGGTGGTCAGCTTTTAACAAATGTAAGGACGCAGATTCTTCTAAGAAAACGACATTAGGAGTTATTACCAGTGAGAATGAAAATAATTTTGTCAAAAATTTAATGCAATATCCAAAATGGATTGGTTGTTCAAAGCAGGAAGGGAAATGGAAATGGCCTGATAGTGAAACATTGGAAAAGAAGGGGTATTCTAATTGGAATAAGGCGGAAAAAAATGAAAATGAATTTTGTGAACAATATGAGAGTGGTGTATGGAATGGTGCCGATAAAAATGAAAAAAAACCTTATGTATGTAGTCATATAACAAGTTTAAAACGAGAATTTGGTGGAAAGGGGCGATCATGTACAGAACATAAAGATAAAAAGAAGAATTTTCATTATTGGAATTCTAATAAATGGCCTGTAAATGTAAAAGACAAAGATGAATGTAAGAATATGTGTCAAAATGATGATAAATGCCCACAAGCGGATTATTATGAAACAGGTAAACGTTGCTATCTTTATGCGGAGAATGGTGCTCCCGGTGCACGTCGTCCAAAAATAACCGGAAGCACGCCCGGAGATACATATTTCAAATGTAATACTGAGGCTTTTACAGGATCAATGAAGGAGGGGTTTGCGACCAGTAAGGTTAGGTTGGCGGCTCGTGGTCAAAGATGCCCCTATTCGCAACAAATTAAAACACCCGAGGAGTGTGGGAGAGCAGTCCTTAAATTGAGGAACGAGCAAAATATGTTTAAAAATGGGCCTGGTTTGATGTGGCCGTCGGGGAGGGGCGGGTACTGGCAGTATGGCGACCGCGGCGCACCAAAAATTCCCCTCCCGCGGGGACGACATTATAATAATATGGCTCAAGGATGCAATGTAGCCATGGGGAGTGGGGGGCACAACTTCGTACGTTTTAATAAACGAAGAGGTGCTTATGTGAGTGGGGGCTACCAAGCGGTTTGCAAGGGCGGAACATCATCCCCGCCACCGCCGCCTTCAACAACAGGTAAGCTTCGGTTAGCGAATCGTAGACAAAGTTGTCCCGATTCGGAACGAATTAAAACACCCGAAGAGTGTGGGAGAGCAGTCCTTAAATTGAGGGACGAGCAAAATATGTTTAAAAGGGGTCCTGGTTTGAGGAGTAACTCCGTCGCCGGGGCGCGTGACTGGACGATGCGAGATAACCAGCATGGATACAAAGGAAAAACTGCACACCCATATCAATGGCAATGGAGTCATCTTCCTCAAGGATGCAGTGTATATACCGCACATCCGCGAAGCCAAAACTACGTATATTTTAATAAACGAAAACCCGGACCTGTGCATCCGCATTTCCAAGCGGTTTGTGGAAATGCGGGTTCATCACCTCCACCGCCACCCACGCGTCGTCCACAAGCACGTCGTCCACAAGCACGTCGTCCGCAAGCACGTCGTCCACCTGCACGCCCTCCGCCTCCTCCATACAAAGCTTCTCCTCCTTCTGTTGGTTTTAAAGATGGAAAAAATCTGGTTTTTAATAATGTTACCATTGGATCAGCAAAACAAAGAAATGCTATTTTTACATTGAAAAATATTGCTTTTGTTACCAAAATAATTTTCGAACATATTAGAGGAAAAATTAGTTGTAATGGAGAAAAAGGAAAAAGTAATTGGGGATGTTCGTCCGATATGGTTGGTCTTCTTATTACAGACAAAAATAAAAGAGAATTACTTCCAAATTTAAATGTTAAGGGATATTCAAAAACAAACCATAAAAAGACACATTGGTATAAAATGGCGGGAGTTGGAAAAGATAGTAAAAAAATGATTTGGGAATTAAAAACACCACAAACATTTATGCCCGGAGATTATCATTTGTGGTATGGTGAAGATTTAACAAATTGGTCAGAGAGTGATAATATTGGTTGGGCAACATATAAAATAACAATGGTTGTGGCAGATCCCCCACCGTCATTTCCAATTTCTTCATATAAAAATTCTGCAACATTGGTAAGAGATAATGCCGTAACTTTAAAAAAAAATAATTTACTTGGCATAATAAATGCAGAAAAAAATTATCGTTTAGAATTTACAATTATACCGATAGGAAAAATTGGAGGATTATCAAATATTTTACACGCTACCACTTCGGACAAAGATTGTTGTGGAATTGGCGATAGAATGCCGAGTATTTGGTTTTTAGGAAATACAACTAGATTACAAATTCGTCAAGGAAATAAAAATAATGGAAATGATGGTTTAGATGTTCCCAAACAATTACCATTAAATAAAGAAACAACAGTAATTATAGAATTAATTGAAAAATATATGACTGTACAATTAACAGGAGCAATTTCATGGAAAGGAGTGAAGATGATGTCAGCGGATCGCCCTTATGGTAAAGCAAAAATATATTTATCAAATCCATGGCATAATGCATCTCAAGCAAAAATAAAGAATTTGAAATGGACCAATAAAACTTCAATGGTTCTTGGAAAAAATTCGGTAACTTGCTCATTAAATGTTGCAGGAGAATTAAATGGTGTAAAATATAAGGGAAAAGATTTGGAAATTTTTGGAGATAAAACAAATAGTGAGGTAGTTAAAACAGTAAATTTTGATTCAGATCCGAAAAATCCTGGTAAAATTATAGTTGATGCTTATAATAAAAATGATGCAGATGGTTGTAAAACAAGTGGTTTTATGATGTCTTGTAAAGCTCATTCTTCAAATCCTTGGAATAAATTTGTAACAAATAAATCTCATTGGAGTGCAACAGGTATTACTGGTTCATCATATAGAAATGCGTCAGGTTTCCCATGTGAAAGTACAGCACCCTTAAGTGTTGGGAAGGAAGGTTTTATAGGTTTTAGAGAAGGTTTTAATGGAGAAAAGAAAATTTGGGCAAATAGTGGACAACAAACAGTTAGGTTTGAAGGTGGTCCTCGCATATCTCCCGAGGTTTCATGCCCAACTGATTTTCATGGTGTTCCATTAAAAATAACTGCGTGGGGTAATCGTCAAGGTAATGGAACTGAAAGTTTACAAACAGTTGGTGGGGCTTTTAATATATTTAATAAAGATGTTCCAAGGTTGAAAGGGGCAAAAACAATAAGAGTTTGGCCATCCCAACCCAAAAATGGTAAATGGTTTGCAGATCCAATAAAGGAAAGAAAAGTAGATTCGGAAGGAACATTATATTTAAAAACACATATGAATCCTCAATGGATTAGAATATCAAATGAATATAGAGAATGTTTTAAGAGCGCAAAAGATATTTTTGTTAGTTCAGGAGAATTGGGCTCAGGGGGTGGTGGCGAACAATGTTCTGGTGGATTGCAGTATATCTTACATCCAAAGGGAAGTTTGTGCCCACCAAAAACTCAAATAAAAACAAAAAAACAATGTGAAGAAGCGGTTCTTTCCTTAGGCGTAGGAAAATTAGAAAGTGATAATTATCCTTGGGAAAAGGTATTGGAAGCAAAAACACCCGCGGGTTGTTCTTGGACAGATAGATCCGGGGGAAGGGGAGGACCACAGGTAAGGTGGAATGCTTGGCCCAATTCTTCAGGAGATCCAAATGAACATCTTCATCCAATATGTTATTCAAAGCCTCCGGGTCAAGCAGCAATTGAATTATTAGAGGGTGACGGTTGTCGTAAATGTCCTGCAGGAACATATAGCAAAGAAGGATCAAACGAATGTATTGTTTGTACAAAAAATTCAACAAACCCACAATGTAAAGAGGGAGGAAAAGATCAGACGTCAGGGTTGGTATGTCCGGCAGGAACTTCTTCAACAGGAGCAGTTGTTACGGCTGAAGGAGAGCCAATGAATTTGGGAGAAGAACAATCATCCGGTAATAATTCATCTGAAACATTAAAAGAACAATGTAAAGCTTTTAATAGTGGAGCAGTGTGTAATCCAGCATGCAATAATACCCATGGTCGTTGTATTGGAGGCATTTGTATGTGTGGTGGTGGATATCGCGGACCTACATGCGATGAACCACCAAAAGCAAGAATTCCAACGATTGAGGAATGGAATGCGGCGTTTGAGAAGAAAAAAGATGAAAAGGAAGCAAAAGAAGAAGAAAATAAACCGGATACGGTAAGTTATGGATATCACGAACATACACAAATGAACAAACCTTTTACGGATGGTTTAAGAGAATTAAATAAAGATGTTCAAGAACTTTTAGTAGAAGCACGAAAACAAAAAGAAAAGAAGAAAAAACAACGTTCTTTCTTACCTTCTGAATTTTTAGGATGGAGCAATGCAATTCCGGGATTGTTAGGTAAATCATTCAAACGAAATGGTGGACCCAAACCGATTGATGTTGGTATTGCTATAGATGATCGTAGAAAGATTCATTTTAGGCAACAAGCAAAAGAAAAGAATACAAAATTAGCGCCAATAAAAGCCTCGCCACAGGTTATTAAAAGTGATGTGAAAAAAATTACATCAGGAGCTGCTCAAGATGATTTGAAGGGAGCAAATTCTTTTAAAAATCCGGATACAGCAAATTATCGTGGTTATAATGATGATACCTATTTGAAAGGTCCGAATAAACCAATTCAAAAAGCAGGATAATATTTTTTCTAATCTAAAAGTATTATATATGAAAGGAAATGGTTTTCCATTTATTTTAATTGTATTAATAATTTTTGGATGTATATTTGTAAAAAAAGAAGATCAGATAAGGGAAGCATTTATGAGCTACCGGCGCACAACGCCGCCGCCGCCCCAGCGATGGGTGCCAAACCGCCGCTGCCGTTCGGGGCGCAGCTCGCGGCAGGGGTGGTGCCTCCCGCGCCCGAGAACGGCCTTGGGGACGCGACCGGTACTGCCAAGACCGGCACCCCGCCGCCCACCGCCGCCTCCGGCCTCAGCAGGTTATAATGTTCCTGGTTCTTGCACACAACGTGATGTGGTGAGAGTGAATGGACAATGGCGAAATTGTTGTGTAAGATGTAAAGTGCCTAGATATAAAGCTCTTAGTGCTATTGGTGATGGTGGAAGATGTTTAAGTTGTGGTGTTGCACCCCCCCCTCCTCCACCAAGATTATGTAGTAGTTTTTCTTGTGGTTGTGGATATATAAATACAGGAAATCAACAATGTGCAAATAATAATTGTACAAAAACTCAATGTTGTTCAAAAATTCCCCGGGAAGAAATACCACATTGTATTTCACAATTAGAATGGGGAAAAAATTGTGTTAAATGTGATCCTGAAGGTTGGGAA